GGCATATTGACTACTTACTATTAGTAAGCTCGTGAATTGCCACCCACCTCAGACTCATTTTGAGCTGAGGACGAAGCTGTACACCCTGCTCCCAACTTGTGGTTGGTTCTGGGGCCTCAGTAAAATACTGATGTAACGCTTCGTCGTTTCCTGTTCGGTCCGTGCGTGTTTGAACTGAGCTAAGGCCCAGAATACGCGCCTCTTCACGGAATAGGTTCGTGTTGTACCGGTAACGGTATGCACGAGTTCCCAATCGTGAATGGATCCCGAACTGCCCGGAGTCGACTGCGACCGTAGCGATTTGCTTCGGTAGTGTCGATTCCAAATACCTAGAGACCCGCAGATAAAATAATGAATAAAAATTATTCGCGGTGTCAACCAGGCTCGAGATCGACTCGGGCTTGTCTGCTGCAAGACATCTGACATAGACGGGCGTTACATCAACCCCTCTATAGCAGTCCAACCCGCAAGACTCCCGGAAGAAACCTTCCGAGAATGACTTGCTTTCGTTGACCTTGAAATCTAAAACTTCAAGTGTCTTCTGCAGCAACTCCCTACAGTCATTCGGGACGATTATATCGTCACCGAAGACGGCCACCTGGCCCTCGAGAGACTCAATGTTCTTAACAGTGCACTTCAAACCACGGTTCGAGAGAACCACAGCCAAAGCGATGCTTAAGAAAAGGAGGGACTCGACGGGAAAGGTATTGGCGCTACCCATTGTGCTGAATTTCCTTAATTCAAGCATGTTGGGCAAGTCCTTGTCCAGGTCTTGCTTCAACCAATAGGTACGTGACGCACGAAGGGCGTTCAACAGTGTAAGATTACACCGAAGAAAATTCCCGACGGCGTGGCACGACACTCTATCACTAGCCGATGATAAGTCGATAGTGCAGAGAGTGCCATCCTTAGACCCTGAACGACACAATTGTTGATTTAACGTCTGGTCATTAAACCTGACGAAACCACCAATCCAAGTCAAGATAGATCTTGTCTTGAAGTAATGCCAGCTATTTTGCTGACACCACTGGTGTTCGGACGGTTCGGCCGCGATTAATCGCGGCTTTTCGTAGGTCTTGGGGACAGCCACAAGTCTCGAGTACGGAGTATACTCCGATTCTCTAAAGATATGTGCCGTACCAGCCCAAGCGCTAAGACTGTGGAAACCACAGGCCGCAATTGGGTACACGCTCTCAAGTCGATCAGACCAGTTGTACCAATGGTATTTATCAACTGGTCCGCTCTTCTGTGAGATGGCTCCAGGGCCATGCCTGAAGCTCCATTCCTCTGGCCTATAAGGCCCGAGGGCAGAGCTAACCTTCAACGACACTTGGTCGAGAAGGTCGAGTACAACCGACACGGGCTCATAAGAGCAATCCGCAGCAACCTTCTGCTTATACCACCTTGACCTGGCAAAACCAGGCAAAGAGAGTCTAAGCATACAAGAAGCAGGGTTATCCACCGTCCAGAACCGTTCTGGCATGGGTAGATCCGAGTCCTCCGCGACCATACTCCGGACAGCAGTCCGAAGTGCAGTTTGGGAGAACGGCAGAGGCAACTTCTTCATCATGTAAAATACTTGACGAAGAAATATTATCGCCTCCACCATGTAGTCGTCTCTCAAGCAACCATCACTTCCAAAGACAAGCTGCCACAGTCCCCGAAGAAATATGGGGAGCCGGACATCCGATTTTCCTATCCTCGTGAGAGGAAGGTCAATCGGGGAAAACTTGCCCCTCGCTAAGCACCTATCAAAGTGCTTACCAAGCGAAGGAAGGTCCACCACAAAAAGGTGGATGCCGCGAGAAGTCGCGGTATGGCGGAGGGTCTTAAGATCCATCTTAAGACTGGGCTCCAATTGAGGGAGGGCACTTACAATGTCCTGAAACAGAACCTCGTAAATGCAGACGATTTTGCCTACATGGCTTTTCAGCATAAGAAAGTTTCCTTTCAGGTGCTCCATGCCATGACAGCAGCCGATTAGGACTGCCAGGCGTTCAGGCTCTTAATGAATGCGTTTGTTGACGCAATCATCAGATCCGCGATCGCATCTGGCACTTCCTCTCCAGCCTGTTCCGGAAGGCGTTCCATGACGAAGTAAAACTTCTCATAGAACTCCGGCACGTCGCCCGCGGCGAAGGTCTTTCGGACCAACTCCACATTATGGACGTCGTACACTTGACCAGCGGCGTTCGCCTTTCTTGTCGAATGGCGAACTTTGGCGCGATACTCGACCAGAGTCTCACGCAACAAGTACTCAGACGAGTACCCATCCTGGTTAATTCGGTTCAGGGACTTGCTACCACTGGTTGCAAAACCAATGACAAGTGGATCGGCAATTGCCATGGAGGCACTTCACTTTCTAGCGCCCTATCGTCGATAGGGCTTACTAAAGATACGGCTTAGGTTTCGACCTGGCCGCACCTGTAGTATAGCAAGTGAAGCTAGAATCGACACGGCCTTCCCCGTACAAAGGGGAAGGTAGCTGGGCGCGAAGGGAATCAAGGGAGCAACGACATATCGTTCCTTCCTATCAAACGCCTCGAAGAAGTCGCTGTTAGGCGACGCCCACGATTCGCTGACCGCAGGATTGATGATGAACTCACTCTCTGATCGAGAGTGCCTCATCAAACAACAATCCGAGTGGACTAGCCCAAGAGTATTATTGGTAGCGTTAATAACGGTACCTATACCCGTAAACCAGTCCACGAACCACGACCAGGGCATTAACTCCCAGGCCGTCGCGAGTGCTTCGTACGACGTGAGTCCGTAAGTTAGACGTTTCGCTAGATTAACTAGGTCATCGTCAGACTTAAAGAACCACGCATGTTCAGACGGTATTTTATATTTTACCGTCCCCCACATTTTTGATGTGTAGGCCGTACGTCGCGTACCACGTATGACTATTCCTTCCGAATGCAATATTCGGTTGGGTTCGTCAATTACTTGGTAATCCTCGCCAAGCGGAATTCGTCTTCGAATTGTTTGGCCATCCTTCAATTTGCGCAATTCTCCAAGTCTCTTATTCATAAGAAACGTGAAGTCGCACATTTTTCGGATGTCCCTGATGAAGGGCGCAATGGCCCAACGCCACGTAAGGTGGCCGCTCGCTATAATCTCTGGAAGTCGTTGTAACATCAACTTCCAGTGAGGCGGGAGATATCCTCTAAAGAGAAATTCTTTAGTAATCGGATCTCTCGGACGCCTCACAAAGAGCTTATACCAAGACTGCATCAGCGAGGGTATATCCTTCATTTCAGCTAACACCGTTGGCAGACTAACGTCTGGCGCGGAAGGGTTAGCCTTTGAAAGGATGGTCCACGAAAGGTTACTCTTCTGAAGGCTCGTTAGAGCCGGGAAGACACTTCGTGGGTCTGTGGGTCCAGGTCTGTAGGCGACGGGGAAATTTGACATTTCCCGTTCAACCACACCTGTAGTAGCGTTAATACGCTTGCCCACAAGGCCAGGATACTGAGCGTTGCGACGAATAAGGTCCAATCCGTTAGGTAACGGGAAGTTCCCAATCGTATCATCGCAAGTACCCCATTCACCGATAAGCGCAGACCTCGTAGTCGTCGTTCCGAGCGTATAGTTCTGGTAAGTACCAGTCCTATTAGATCGGTTGTTAAACGAACGATTACGAGCCGTCGGCATATCGGACCCCTCAAATTTTGCCCAAAAGGTAGGCGAAAGCCACTTCAAGTCATTAGTATGACAAGAAGAGGCGGGAGCGAAGAGCTCCC